TTAAAGCGTATTTAAACGCTCTTTAATAGGATAGTTGGCGGTTAATACTTCTACCTTCGTTTTATTCACCTTGCCGCTTACAGCCACCTTCTTTTCAATGCTCCATGTATCCCAGCCATGCGTCTTAATAAAGCCATCGAGCAAATCACTTGGGTAGCTTGCTAACAAAAACTTGCCCTGAAGGCCACTAAGGCCGTCTAATAGCCTCTCCATGTCGTTGCGGCTAAAACCTTTATAATGTCCACACTCGCTGTTGAAGTATGGCGGGTCAATGAAATGAAACGCCTCTGTAGTATCGTAGCGTTGTATCACTTTTAATGCATCATCATTCTCAATGGTGGTAGTGTTAAGCCGCTCACTCAACTCCTGAGTGAAGTTAAGTCGCTTATTAGATATTTTAAGCGAGGTAGTGCCTACCCGATCATACCCCCAACTGCTAAAGTTAGAGCTAAAACTTTGGCTGGCCATTGTGTGAAATGCCCAGGCTCTTTTGACTTCATCAAACAAATGAGGGTGTGTATGCACCACAACAGCATCCCTGTAAGCATCCCTGCTATGCAGTGTTGTTGTCACTGCCTGTTGAAGCTGCTTAAAGCTCACCTGCGTGGTGTAATAAAAGTTCATAGCCTCTTTATTCATGTCATTTATGACTTCTGTTTTGGCTGGCTCTTTTGAAAAGAACACAGCTCCACCACCAAAAAAGGACTCGGTATAAACCTTATGTTGGGGTATGATAGGTAAAATGTACTTGAGCATCATCTGTTTGCCGCCGTACCATGATATTGGTGTTTTCATGATGTATATAATTTTTAGAGGTTATTTATCCTTATGAGTTGCTCAAATGTCTTCGCCACCGATATGCATATCTTATCATAATCTGCACCTGTTGCGTACTTATATTGACCAGCTTGCAGGGCAGTAAAGAACTTCACATAGTCGCCACGAACCGCCCAAGCAGCGCTAAAATGCTTGGCATTGCGTATTGTGCTCGCATAGTTTGTGAATGATTCGGATGGGGTGCTAAATTTCCTGAAGTAATCCTTTACAATGTACTTCCAAAGCTTTTTGCCCACTTGTTTAACCTGAATGATTACAGGAAACTTTGCCGTAGGTGTGGCAAGGTATTCTGTTGTAACAAGCAGTTGCTCATTACCATTTACCCCATCGCTGTCCTTCACCCCGTGCATCATGTTACCAACGATGGTTGCACCGTAACCAGTTTCAACGGCTGATGAAGCCAAGGAGGCTAAGTGATGTAAGCCCGTCTCAGCTTCCGTTTTTCTAGCATCTGCTAGGTATTTCTTTAAAAATTCAAATTGTTTTGTCATAATTATATTTGTTAAATAACATCAAATGAAACGCCGTCAAGAACTATTTTACGGGCGCCAATGGCCATGTTTGGATCACAAAAGCATTCGCCTGTAGTCTTTATCCTTATCCACGTAGCAATGGGGTCAATTAGATATTCATTGCTAATTCCTTCGGCAGACATAACGGTCTGAATGGTATTGGCGGATGGCCTAAAAGCAAAGGGCAATGTCATAAAGGGTAAATTGGTCGCTGGGACGCTGCCAGAAAAGGCAATGTCGCCAGCCAATTTTACTGTTTTGCCATACTTCTTATAATTAGCGTTAGGTAGCGGCAAACTGCCATTACCCCAGCTATTGGAGTATGTTAGCACATCGCCTACATTGCTTCCATAGTTCACCAGTACTTCACTTTCATACTTACTATACGCACCACCAGGCACAACACTTTCGCCCATGATCACAGCCGTGCGAATCATGTGTACATCTCTATCAGCACCATCTGCGTATGTCACAGGATCGGTGGCGACATCTGCTATTTCGCGAATAACATACTTGGCAGGATCGCCGCCAACCACGACGGTTGCAGCGTCAACCCTAAATACTTCGCCATTAAGTACTATGTAACCAGCCGTCACGCTGGCATTAGAACCAGCATAGGTAATTTTACACCCTGAAAGGATGAAGTCCGCCCCACCTAAGCCCTTTGCCAAACCTCTTATAGCTTCGGTAAGTCCACCCTGAAGGAATAAAATATCATCAGGGTAGTAGAGCGGATGACCGCCTGTATGTATCGTTAATTTATTCATAAATAATTGTATATGTTTTTTCTGCTAATTTATAGTAATCTATCCACCCTCTTATTCTAGGCTCTATGCCTGAAAGGCTGTTTGGCACATAGACTGTAAAGCCTGCTGTGTTATCATATTCTGATTTGTTGTATATATATTTAACTGGTTTCGCCTCAGACTTCAAATAGCTATACAACTGAGGTACTACATCTTCAGCTTTAAACTTTACATATATCACAGGTAAGCTATCGCTATCTGTCTGCACTCTGATGCGTTTTAAGCCATTATCAAATATCTTGTTTAAAACGGCGGCAAATAGTAGCTGCTGGCTGCTATACTTCACTTTTAAGTCAAGGTCAGTATTGAGAGAGGTGAACCTAGCATGTATATTTTCAAGCGGTTTTAACAGCACGTATAGCCAAGCTATACGAGTGGGCATTGCCATAAACCAGGGCAAAGTTTTTTCAATCCAAAGTCTTATGTTCCAACTATATTTCATTATACTGCTATATAGGTTATCTGAGCTGCATCGCTGAGCGGAAAGGCAGGGTCTATATTAAAATATCCTGAGTCGGGCGCGTATTCGCGCAGCACAGGTGCGTATGCACCTCCTACCTTTTTGCATAATACGGTTAATGGGTCTGAGTCCACATAGCCTTCCACCGCTTCCACCGCGTCACGGAAACGGTTAATGTTTAACTTGCCGTTAAAAAATATATTTTTTAAATATGAATTAATGGCCGCTGTAGTAGCAGTTTTAAATGAATCTAAATTTAGTTTACCGTCATAATAAATGCGCCATGCTGATACTTTAACCAAGTCAGGATCATTAGACACCAAGCTAGTGCGTGTGCCTGCAAATTTTATAGCATTCAAATAGCTTTGTGCAGCCACATTCTGGGCGGTCGAAAGCTTTACTAGCTCACCGCCCGTTTCGGTGGCAAGCTTAATGGTTAAAACACCTTTGCTGCTGCTGCTAACAGCGACCTTTTTAATGATTCGAGCTGCTTCATCATCTATCAAGTAATACAGTACGCCATCACGCTCCTGAAGGGCATAGCCGTTTTGAAATTTCAACATTTCAGTGGCGTACCACTTTTCAGTACCAGGTCGAGAGTTGGCCGCAATGATCTGAAGCTCTATTTTTTTTGCGTCAAACAAGTCAGCCAAAAACTTAATAGCGTGAGCAACAATCTTGCGCCATAGCTTATACTCAGCTACCTTGCTGGGTGAGTCTAAGCCAGTAAGCGTAGGCTCATCAGCCTGCATGGCTATCATGGAATTTTCTATTTCTTCAACTGTCATTTTACAGTGATTTAAATGCTATATAATCAACTAGGCCATTGTCTGTGCCTGATGACGAGGTGATGGTAAACTGGGTAGGGTTGTCATAGTTCACCGCCAAGTGGCCAGCCGCCGCACCTAGCGTTTTGCGAGTCAATACCACTTTATTGTAACTGTTAGTAAGCACTACAGCTACTGTACCTGACACCAGTGTAGTAGTGCCATGCTCTACCACTATCATAGCACCAACGGCATCTTCAAGGTCATTTATACCCAACAAAGTTTTCACTTCAGCCACCGACAGCCCTTTAATATTCCCGCCTGCAATGCGGCCTACTATTTCCAACTCACCCACCACGATGGGTGTAAGGTTGCCATCCTTATCTTTTATAAGTAGATTTGAATTAGAAGTATAAGCGCCTTTCTCCAACTTGTCATTATTCAAGTTGGTCAGGTTAGTGTCCATCTCACCAGTGGTGAGCGGCGATCCTTTAGCGGTGCGGGTTGTTATTGTTGCCATTTTATTCTATATAGTCACTTTGTATATATCCACTTTCAAAATAGTTAGTTTCAGGTATAGGTGCAGGGGTAGTGCCTCTATTAGGTTTTACTCCTGAAGCTGACAAGCTTCGTTGTATTGCTTTGTTATTTTCGGTCAAAACTGGCACCTGGTCCCGTATGTTTATTACCTGCCCGCCATACAGAGCTTCATCAATACCAAGGTTATTATCCATAAGTATATATATTGCGGCTTCCAAGGCGCCATATTCCTGCAGTGCTATATCTTGTATAGTTTGCCCAGCCGTTACTATTACATTCATCATTTATACGCTGCTTGTATATTTATATTTGTCAATCCTGCTACAGTCAATATTTCTACCTCCATGCCATCAGCTTCAAACTCTTTTTGTATATCCGATTGCACCTCATCATTGGTGGCATCGTCAAGTATATAATTACCTATGCCTACGCCCGTGCTAGGCTCATAAAATATATTTGTAGGCGCAGCTAGTAGCAGATGCTCCTGATGCTTTCTCGTGCTTTCTCCACGCGCGAAATCGCCGCCTTGAATAAGCAGGTCGCCCGTCTCGTCCACCATATAGTCAAATACCTTAGCCATGCTTTACCATATCGTTGTCAATTTTAGAATAATCGCCAAGCTGTTTACCTGTTAAAGCGGCTTTAAATGCTGCCTGAAGTGTGCTTGGCGCTCCGACTCCACCTTCAATAATTGGTGGTACCGAATTAATTACACTCAAAAGTGCAGCTAGTACCTGATTTGTTTTGGCCAACTCTTCCTTCAGCACTTCAGCTTTTACTAAGCTGTATTGATCGCCATTCAATTCAACCGTTCCATTGGTGGTTTTGATTACATGTTTCTCTATTTCGCCAACGCGGAAAATAAAGCAATCGTTAGGGTCACGCAAGCGCGCAACTATCACATGGCTTCCAATTGCGGGTATGGTTATTAAACCGTCTAGTTTATCATCCATAACGGGCTTTAAACGCACACGGTGGTATATTGCCCCGCCTGAGTCTGGTTGCACATCGCAGGTGAGTGTTTCCATGTCCACGGAAACAATAACACCTGTAAAGTTTGCCAACCTTAGCGAGGTTTTATTAATTAAGCTCACTAGAGCATTGCCTAATTCTTCTGCTTTTGTCATGTTACACTTCAATTAAATTAACACCTGATTTTCGACCCAGGCGAATCGTCCTAGAAAATCCCTGACTACCGCTATAGGTAGTTTCCACACCATCAATAAAGTATTGGCCTTCGCGCTCAGGGTAATGATCGTCGTACAAATGGCATATCATGCCGTGCTGTGGGCGTGGTAAGCCCTTAGCTTTAAACTTGCCACGATAGCCTTCATACTTCATCATATTGATCTTGCTCTTGGCAAGCTGCGCCAGCTCTTCTTTTGTTTTGTTAAAGAAATGAAGGGTATGCGTTTCGCCATTCTTGTCACCCACTTCCACTTCGGTTTTTTTATTGTCTGGAGTATAGCTAATGGCCTTTATCTTCACCTTTACATCATCCTTACGCAAGAATGTGAGGTCATCCATAATGGCATTCTTTTGAAAGTGATACACCACCTCACCCACATGCTGCTGATATGCCAGCCCTGCATATAATTCTTTGCCCCTATAATATACATCAAAGCCATATTCCTTCTTTAGCTTATCAAGTGCCTCGGCTCTGCTTAATACAGTGCTTTCTATTCTGAATGGCGATAAGGTTATAGCGAATGCATTAATAGTGGCAGTTGGAACTATATATTTTATCAATTCTTTAAGGCTAACGGCCACCCATCCTTTTGATTTAATGGGCGATTGTCTAAGCTGCCACATTTCATCTTCGCATTCTATCTCAATGGGTGTTTTAGGTTTTACGGCAGACACATAGCCTGTAAATTCAGTATATAAATCATCATCATATCCCAGCTTTATTACCACGGGCATACCTGTAGTAATTGACTTATCCAGTAAGCCTTTGATGTTAGGAAGTTGTATAACGGCTTTATCACCCACATGGGTGCGCGATGAGGTAATCTTAACGCTGTGGCATTGGTTGCGAAACACATAGTCGCCTATCTCGATATAGCTATTCATAGACACCATTATGCCACGCCCCCTTTCTTTAGCTCTAGTTGAAATGTCTTATCGCTTTTGCACTTTAGTGTAAAAGCTTGCATGCCGTATTCTCCTGGCACTATTCTAAAGTCACATGATAGTATGGCTAACTGGCTTATATTATATATACTCAGCAGTGAGTTAACTGCTTTCACCGATTTACGTTTTTCGTAAATTGAGCGAACCTTGCGTACAAGTTCTTCAGGGTATTCGTCATCATTTTCTGAAACCAGAATTCCCGAAATTTCAACCTCGTAATTGTTGAGAGTGAATAGCTCTAGGAATGCACCATCATTGCCATCAAACTCAGTTTCGACAATCCGTTTTGATCCGCTCACTTGTATAATTGGCTCATCGGGAAATTCAAAGTCATCAAGGGTCAATGGTGAAAATATTGGAGTGCCAAGTAAGCTCTCCTTATATCCTGAAGGTACAGTAACACCAGAGTCAGCATATTGGCTGCCAACTGGCACAACGGCATCTAAATTAATGCTCGGTGAGAATTTAGCTACATAGCCAAAGGTGCGTTTATATAAATCAAGTAAATCGAACTTAGCCATTTGACACTGCGATTTCTGCGCCTCTTACCACGCGTACCAACTCTTCTAAAATTGTTACTCCAGCTTCACGTGTGCCTTCACGTGTGCCATCGCTCTTGGTGTTGATAGATTCTACCAGCTTACCAATGTTTACAATAACAGTGCGCTGCTGGCTACCACCACCGCTTATGTTATTCATGCCTGCACTCATCTTGTCATCCTTCGGCATTGCAAGGTGATTGTCTTTTGCCGCTCCTGGTAATTTTATATTGTCCAAAGCACTTGCTGCGCTTGGTTTATTTACGGCCTCAATTTTCTGCTTCACCTCCACATCGCCCATGCCCGCCAGCTCTTGTATTTTTTTCATCAACCATGAAATAGCGTCAATTATGGGCTTAATTGCATTTTGATATACCCACATAAAGGCATCTCCAATAGCCATTATTGCTGGTTTCATAAATTTATACAACACCTCTACTATGCTCCATGTTACTTCAAATGCGGCAGCTATCCATGTCCAGACCAATTTCACTCCAGACCAAACAAATTGAAAGCCTAAGCCTATATATTTAACGGCATCCTGAAGGAATAATGATTTACTATAAAAGTCAGTGATATATGCTACCGCGGTGTCAAATCCCTCATTTATCCAAGTCATCACTTCCACCACATAAGGCATAATGGCGTAGCCTATCTGCGTCATGGTAAAATCAACCTTATCCATAATTTCAGCCCACTGCCGCCCTGGAGAATTGGTAGCAGCTAATGCTGTTTGTGTTTCACCAGCCGCGTTGTTGGTAGCGTGCAGAGCCTCAGTGAGCTTTGCGGAATCAGACATGAGGATACTGAAGGCATTCTTTGCCTGCATATCCTTCAGTCCCATGTTTTCAAGTATTGATGAGCGTTTTCTATCGCTCATGCCGTTGAGCTTTGCGCCTAGCTCATTAAAGATAGAGCCAATGTCTCGCATGGTGCCAGTCTTGTCAAACACCTTGACACCCAGCTTGCTGATGCCGCTGGTGATGTCTGTTTTACCAAGTGCGGTATATGCATTTTGAATTAACATGGACGAGTTAGCGGCATCTTGCCCTTTGCCTGTCATGTAGGCAAACAAGCCCGCCGTGTTCTGGTAGGTAACGCCAAGGTTTTTGCCCGCCGCAATAAGGGTAGGTAGGTAGGTGGCGAAGTCTTTAAACTCACCAGCTCCTACACGTTTGGCAGCAGTAAAGGTGTCAAGAACATCCTGTGCTTTGGTGTTTTTATCGCCTATTACGCTCATTGACTGGCTGAGTGCGCCTGCTACTAAGTCAAGGTCAGTAAATCCCGCCTTAGCCCCTTTAACTGATGCTTTCACTATATCCATAGATAAAGCTACATCGTTGGTTTGAGACAGTATTTTTTCAAAACTTTCGGGAACACGAGCGAAGTTGCCACCACTATCGCGGCCAACTAACATTAGCTCCTTACGAAGACCTTCCAATTCTGGCTTAGTCATTCTGGCTGTAGCGTTAATTTTAGCCATACCCTCTTCATAGCTCATAGCCATTTGAGTAGCCTTGTAGCCAAGCATACCAACGGCAACAACCCCAGCAGCTATAAGGGCTATTGGATTTTTTAGCAAATTCATCGCCTGACCTAAGCCAGGAATCTCACTTGCTGCCTCTGAAAATTTTGATTTTAGCCCTGAAACCTTATCCTGAAGATGCATGAATTTTAAAGATGCCTTGTCGGCCATCCCATGTATTTGAGATAGCCGAGCTTGGACATTGTCCGTCATCTTTAATTTCCACTCAGATAATTTCATTTTGGTGTTTCGGTGTTTGTTTTTTCTTGTTGGCGAATCCACTGTAAATCTTGCCAGAGCATCATCAGATAATCTTCGTCTAATTCTTCAGGGTGAGGTATCTTATAATAATACCTTATTTGAGCATACATAAGCCGATACTGGGAGGTTGAAGCTGATACCTCCCAGTCGGCTAAAGCTCCTTTACGGAAGCCTCCGCTATTTCAATAATTTCATCAAGTTTTGTGCAGATGGCCAATAAGTTTTCATCATTGTCTATAACGCCTTCATCACAAAACAGCTTGCAATTACTAATGATAGAGCGGTGGAAGTTAAATGCCTTAGCATTCTTTTTGTCTGAAGCTTGCGCGCGCTCCAGATCGTTCATGCTGGGCTTGCGGATGATGAGAAATTTACTATCGTTTTCTACCGAAAACTCAAATATTTTCTTGTGCTGATTTTTCCAATCGTTGATTTGTTCGGCGGTTATTTTACCTGCCTTTACTGCGAGTGATTGTGACATGTTAAATGGTTTTTAAATGCTGTTTAATTATATATTGAAATTGATTTTTCCAACCACCAGTTCTAAAGGAACAGACATGTGGTCATCTTCGTTTTTAAAGGCTTTCTCAACCTTCTTAATACGCACATTAGTGAGTTGATCAACTACCTGCACACCACCTTCAGGTGCATAAGCAACTGTGATGGTAAACGCTGGTATGTCGGTAATATCTTTGCCAGCAGGCAATGATGCTTGTAGAGCTTCTAACTCATCCTGGAGAATGGTCATTGACGCTTCATATTTTTTTTGACCGCGCCCCAAGGATACAGGGTCTGAACCTCTACCATATATTACGGTATGGTTCTTTTCGCTAGAATACTTGATCTCTGTAATTCCCTCTATAGGAGCATTTCGCAATGCCTGCATTACCACTTGGATATCTTCCCAAGCATACTGGTTTCCGTTAATAGCCATTTATATATTAATTAAGAGTTGAAAAACTAAGAGTTGAAACTATTCGGCGGCTTGTGCCGCGTTTGGTGATGGTTACTTCGGTTTCAATTTTCGAGGTTGATTGCACATTTTGCGTAGGGTCAACATAGCATGATACCCCCGAAATTTCATCCTTCATTTGCGAAGCTATCGCAGTCTCTATGATGCTTTGGAAGGTCTTAATCACAGAAATATCCAACTTACCTGTTTGAGGGTCTATCTCAACATCATCAAGCAGCTCGTTTAAATATACTTGACGGGCTATACGACTAGCCTTATCCATCACCCTGCCTTCAGTTACGTATGCATAGTCATCGGTCAAAGCTGCGCAGGTTGGGCTATCGTTAAAGAAGTAGCCATCAAGACCACTATGCTTTAGCATAAACATATAGCCAAGATCATTGATGGTATTGATATTAGTGTCGCTGATAGTGCTTATGTCAACGCCATTGCTGAGTCCAGCATTGGCAACTTTCAGCTTGCCACTTTTCACCCTGCCAGCATTGCGCTGTACTGGAGAGCCAGCAAACACCCCCATCGCATAAGCTGCGTTGGCATACTTGTTATATGCCGCATTTGATGCTGCTATGTCTCTATCCTGAGAAATAACCACGGTTACATGGTTAGCTGCCTTAGTTCTACAGTCGCCCATTGATGACACTGTGCCTTGAAAGTTGTGGCCTTCAAGAATGAATTGCACAGGGCGGTGGCGCGGCTCGTCAAACTCTTGCACACGCAACGCCTGGGCGTTGGTGATGGCGGTAAATAAATCAGCAGGGAATTGGTCAAGTAGAGTGCCTACTGCGTTAGGAATACGGGTTACGCACACCATCCGAACTTTACCAGCCAAAGCAGCAAGGTGAGTTGGGGTATAGGTTCCTGTCTTATCAGTTATCTGAGCCATTGTAACTGTGTTGGCTAACACTACCACATAGAGCTCCGTGCCGTTGCCTGCGCCTGCGTAAAAATCAACGACATGTTGATGCGCTAGCACTGAATTTGTGCTATCATAAGCGGCAGTGATTCCTTTATCTTCAGCGTCAGTTACAGAGCGGAATGGCCCCAGCAAATCGCCCAGGGCAAATTTACCTGCCACAGCCACACCCGTAACATATAACAAGCTAATGCCATCCGTGCTAGGCGATGTGCGGCCTAGCTTTCCGTTGGCTTGATTTACTATAACATTGGGTCTCATTTTTATATAATTGTTTTAATCGTGGATTGTTGAGGCAACTGAGGCAACTGCAACAGTAGTGCTGCCAATAGTAATAAGTATGCTGGCTACAGCAGCAAACGGCAAAGCAGTAATGCTTAATAAACCAGTTCCAATTGCGCCAATGATTAAACCAGCTTTGCGCACCTTTTTCCAAAAGGGTGGTGTGGGGCTGTTAATACGTTCAATTAATTTATTCATTTTTATATATATAAAAGGGTGGCCTTCCCGTTAACACTACGCTATTGAAATATGAAGCTGTAGTATGCCAGCGCCACCCAGTTTACTACTCCTCTACAGCAGGAGTAAGTTTTGCGTTGATGATCTCAATAAGCTGCTTATTAGTAGCATTATCTTCAAACTCTAAACCTAACTCAGTAGCTTTAGCTTGAAGCTCAGTTTTGTTCATTTTTTCAATAGGCTTATCAGCAGTTGCCACCTCATCGGCTGTCACTAAGATGGGTTTGTTTTCGTCAGTCACGGACTTGCTGCCTGATACCTCAAATTCATGGTTGTATGCACGATCTTCAGTAGTGAAGCATTGTCCGTCCTGGGTAACAAATACCTCTTTAAGAGAGCTGTTCGCCTTCAGTACTTCTTTCGCGGCGGCGATACGTTGATTTCTTTCCATTGTTTTATATATTAAATGTTAACTTTTCTCACGCCCCTAAGTCCGCTACTTTATGGGTAGCGGACTGGAGCATATAACATAAACAATCACTCGAACTTCTTACGCTGAGGCAGCTTGCACAATGGAAACTACACCCTCAGCATTTGTTCTGCGAGTACGGCCACCCATTTTTACCAGGGCGGAGTATATATCGCCATAATACAAAGCATCTTTGAGATTCTCAAAAAAGTCCACCGTGCCTAACGCTCTTGCTACGGCATTTTTCTGCCAGCATAACACAGCAGCATTATCGGCGGCAGCAGCCACGGCATCGTAATCTTTGGCAACAGGTGTACCTGTGTTGTCGTAGATAAGGCCGCTACTGCGCTCCATGATGTTGAAGCCATACAGGCGCATGATGACACCGTTTTTCATATCCAACTCCATCCCTACGTCGCGCTTCTTCAAATCGCTATCATCCTGAAGCTGGCTAAACATTTCGCTATCCATAAGCGCGAAACGGTCTTCCTTGGGAATGTTTAGTGTATTCATTCTTACCTGGGCGCGCTTTAAGTCTTCTTTCAAAAACACTTTGCGATTACCCGTAGCACTTGCAAGGTGAGCCGCTGTTCCTGCGCCTGTTGTTCTTAATATATTCGCTGCGCCTGAAGCTCTCCATTTGTAAAGCAAGGCGTCACCCATCACCTCCGATAGTGCAGATACGTGTTCACTCAGCACGCTATCCATTTTATCATAACTTATTTCCAAAGTCTCAGCCTTTGGGATATGGGTTGGGTCGGTAGTATATACATCTAACGCATAAGTGGCGTCGGTATCTGTTCGCCTAATGGCTGTCCCTGGATAAGAGCTCCTATTCTTAACCACAGTTGGCTTTGCCCCAGCTTGCGGAATATGGACAACACTGCCGCCCACTACATACTGGTCATCATTATAACAGTTAATTAAATGCGGGTTGCTTTTGAATAAGTTATCCATGATATAGTTCGTCCATAGCTCCACGGTAATACCGTATAGGCTACCACTTAATTGTGGTGGCTTATTGGCAATATAGCCATATAAGGTAGGCGCCGAAGTTAAAAGAAACACGCAAGCAGTAGCAGCCAAGGGGCTAATGTGCAGCGCCGTGTCGGCAAAATAAAGTGATGCTGCGCTACCCATTGCATAGGTAGCCATCAATAGCATGGGAATTAAGAGTATTGCAAAGATTTTTTTCATTACACTTTTGGTTTGTTTTTTATTTTTGTTAGTATATAATTGATGATTATTTTTGAGAGCCATCCACCCAGCGCGCCAGCACTACCAAGCACTACAGCGTCAATAAATGACCCTATGGTTATCATGCCAAGCACTTTCCCAGCAACTACTGAGGCTACGCCTATGGCTTCTGGCACTTTTGAGTGTAGGTGAAACATAATTTACTTTAGCGCTTGTTTCTTTCTTTGAAGTCTTCTAACAGGGCTGAGAAACGAGGCGTGTCCGTTTCTTTAATTTTGGCAAGCACGCTAGGAGCTTCCTTTTGAAACTTTTCAAAAGTCCAGTCCTTATACTTGTCATCATTTTGCTGCTTTTGAATTTCAAGCTGAGCAGAGATACTTACATGAGGTTTCTTATCAGCAAGCAAGGCCGATGTTTCAACAAAGTCAGCGGTGGCTAACTTAGTGTAGCGTTCTTCTTCGGCAGCAGTGATACGGCCATCTTTGATAGATGCCGAAATAAGGGCAGTAATGCGCTCTTTATTCACCACTAGAAGTTCATCTTCAGCCGCCTTCTGGGCAGCTTTGGCGGTAGCTAGGTCAGCTACCAGCTTGGTAACGGCGGCTTGTATCTCAGGCTCGCCACTACCTTCGGGCAGGTTTAACGCCGCCGCTATGTATGGGATTTTGCTCATTATTATTGGTTGTTGCGTTGTTTTTATTTCTGGTGGAGTAGGACAGCCAAGGGCTACAATGTTGTTGCGGACATCTTCGTTTATTTCAGCCTCTACATCAATGATTTCATTAATGAAGCCTAGTTTTAGGGCTTCGGCAGCATTCATCCAGTAGTCGTTCGCCCACATTTTGGTAATGGCGGATTCCTTCTGCCCAGTCTTTGCCACGTAGGTACTCAAGTATTCTGAGGTGATGTTTGACATCAGCTTCAGGTTGGCCGCTATCTCATCTTCATTACCTTCCAGTGTACCATGTGGCTTATGGAACATATAGTTACCATTGGCCACCATTGCTACGTACGAGCATTTGCAAGCGATATAGGTATATGCGCTAGCACATACTGCGCCTATTTCGCCAGTGATAGTGCCTTTAAATTTAGATATAATATTGGCAATCCTAGCAGCCACGAAGCAGTCGCCTCCAATACCATCCATATATACACAAACATCATTGATGTTCTTATCAATGAGTTCATTTACCTGCCACTCAAAAACTACCTCATCAAAATCGGTAAGCGTAGTAGGCAGTTTTACAACTGCTTTGCCTGCCTCTGCATATATATTGATTTTTGGTTTTGCCATTATTGGCTACAAAACAATATATATATTTCGTGTTAAAAAAAAATCATTTCCGAGAGCAACGTAATTTGGTGCAGCGAGTGCGCTGATTTACGTTGCTCTCAGAAAATATATTTGAGGGCTTCATATATATGTATCAAATTTGTCTTCGATGGCAACACTTACAAAACAAGAGCGAGAGCGTAGAAAGGATTGGGCTAAGCTGCTTTATGTGAAAGACAAGCGCACTCAAAAAGAAATTGCCGACACCGTTGGCGTGTCCGAAAAAACAATTACAGATTGGAAGCAAACCGATAACTGGGATAGGCTCAGAGAATCCATGATGCATTCGCGTGAAGAGCAATTAAAGAATTTATATGATCAAATTCGCGAGTTAAATGAATATATAAAAGCAAAAGATGAGGGGAAGAAATTTGCATCATCAAGTGAGGCTGATGCGATCAAAAAGCTAACATCATCTATCAAAGATTTAGAGCGCGAGGTAAACATTACTGAGGTAATTGACGTAAGCATGGGTCTCATCAATCATATACGTGAGCATGATTTTAACAAGGCCAAAGAGGTAAGCAATTTTTGTGACGCATATATACAATCATTGATAAAATGAAGGTCATAGATAGAGACTCTGTAAAGAAATGGGACAGCTTTGTCAGGGAGTTACGCAAGTCTCGTAATATTGACTATAGCGAAACACCCAAGCAAAAAAAGGCGCGTATTGATAGCCTGCTGGGTGACTTCTTTGCCTTTTCTAAATATTACTTCCCAAATGTTTGCAAAAGCGAATTTGCCAAGTGGCATAAAGATTATGTAAATTATATACTTGCCAATAATCAGGCATTTGCCGTCTGCAAGGTGTCGCGTGATATGGCTAAGTCATCAGTCACCGCCCTATTAATTATATACTCATACTACCGTGGTGAAGTTAAATCACTTGGGTATTTTTCGCATATACAAACGCAAAGCGAAATGCTTTTAAACGCCGTTAAAGTGGCATTTGAAAAGAATGATGCGCTGCGCCGAGACTATGGAAGTCGCATAGGAAGTATATGGACTAGCTCCAGATTTATCACCAACGATGGCGCAAGCTTTCGGGCAGTAGGTGCTGGCCAAAACCCAAGGGGTGAAAAGAATGAAGATGCCGACCGCTTCGACTGGGAAATATTTGACGACTTTGACGACCCTGAAGTATGTCGTAATCCTGAACGCCTGGATAATAATTGGAAGTATGTGCAAGGTGATTGCCTTGCAGCATTTCACGTTACAGGTCGGCGTAAGGCTATTTTTCTGAATAACAAAATCGGCGAAGACTGCATCATTCAGCGCGCGTGGGATCATGCCAAAACAATTCCCAATAGCTATACAGTAATTGTCAATTTGGTTGATAAGAATGGTAAAAGCAATTGGGTAGCATATACTGATGAAGAGTGCAAGTATATGCTCGACTTGGTTGGCGATGAAGCTGAAACAGAGTATATGAATAACCCTGTAAACAAGGGTAAAGAGTTCTTAAAGGAATGGTTTGTATTTAAGAAGATGCCCCCGCTTAGGGAGTATAAATATCTGGTTACATACCTTGACGGCGGCTTTAAGAAAACACGCACCAGCGACACCAAAGCCCTTATATTAATGGGTATATATAAAGGTGAGCTACATATCCGCAAAGTATATGTTGATAATGTCAGCATCAATACCATGATAGACTGGCATTACGATTTACACACCTATTTAAAAGATCGCAACGGCACTGCACAGTGGTGGATGGAAGAGGTGTTTTTGCTATCTATGCTTCACGATCACTTCTATGCGGCTGTGCCAAAGTATAAGTTTCGCATACCTGTGCTGGGCGATAAACGTAAAAAGCCAGACAAAGATTTACGTATAAGCAACACTGCTGGGTACTATGAGCGTGGCAATATATTCTTTTGTGAAAGCATCAAAGACGACCGCCATACCAAAAGGCTCATCACGCAGTACCTACGCTTTAGAAAAGGGCTGACCAACATAGAAAAGGATGGCCCCGATGCTGTAGAAGGTGCAATACATAAGCTTCAGGAAATGGCCACCTCTGGTATAGGAGCTGGCAAATCAATAATAGCCCCACGAAAGGGCAATAAACATAGAGTATGAGTACATTTATAACACGTGACGATTACGGTAACAGCATCAGGGAAAACATCCTTGATGCTGTTACCGACTTTGATGATACTAAGTTGGTGAACGCCGAAGAGCGGGCTGTAAGCAAAATAAAAGGGTATCTCACTTCGCGGTATGACACGGTAGCCATTTTTGCCAAAACAGGAACCCTGCGAGACATAGAGATACTGGGCTACGCGGTGGACTTATCCTTATACTATTTGCACCGTCAAATAAACCCGCGAAAGGTGCCTGCGTTCAGAAAAGAAGCTTGGGACGAGGCGGTGTCATGGCTTGAAGGGGTGCAAGCGTTGGAAATTAACCCACCAGCACTTGACCAGTACAAGCCCACAGATGGAAAAAAGAATTCGATCACTTACGGAAGTAACCCGAAACGGAGTAACCACATATAGGCCGTTTAAATACCGTTTAAATTCAATTCTAAGGCACTTAATAGTTACAAGCGCACAAATTCACACAGTGCAACAAAATAATTCAACTACGGCAAAATAGCAATGAAGACACAAAATAGTAAAGTAGGCAGAACATATCTAGGTTATAGTGGGCAAATGAAGCAAGTAAACTTGCGTATGTCTTCACAGGACATTGCCTCGTGGAGGCAAGCCATTGATTCGGCGCGGAATATAAACAATCCCAAACGCAGGCTGCTTTATGAATTGTTTGAAAACATTGTGCTTGATGGCCATTTGCTGTCGGTGATGAATAAGCGGCGCACCAACATCACAAATAAGCGATTACACTATGCAATAGCTGGAGCTGAAGGAGAAACTGATGATTTTGTGCGCGACAGTATTACGCACACGCCTTGGTTTCATACCATGATAGGCCACCTGCAAGACTCAAAGCCTTGGGGTCACTCAGTGGTGGAGCTAGTGCCTGAAAATGGTTTAATCAAGTCGGCTGAGCTAATACCACGCATCAATGTGAGGCCAGAGACTGGATTTATCGCCCTTGATGCTATGAATGACTCCATAGGAATATATATCGAAGATGATCCGATGTATAGCAAATATCTAGTGGCCACGGGCGGCAAAAAGAACTACGGGCTACTAATGACAGCAGCGCAGTATGTTATATACAAACGCGGAGGCTTTGGCGATTGGGCGCAATTTGCCGAACTATTTGGTATGCCATTTAGAGTAGGCAAATACAACCCTTATGATGATAGCACAAGGCAGGTGCTAGACTCTGCACTTAAAGATATGGGAGGGGCGGCGCATATAGTAATCCCTGATGGTACAGCTATAGAATTCATCAATAACAATGGCACGGGCAAAAGCGAGGTATTTGAAAAACTAATAGAAGTCTGCAACGCTGAGGTGTCTAAGTTGTTTCTAGGCCAGACCATGACCACCGAAAACGGATCGTCTCGCTCTCAAAGCGAGACGCACAAGGAGGTCGAGGAAGATATAACCATGAGTGATATGATAGAAATGGAGTACCTGATTAATTGGTCATTTAAGAACCAGTTAGCCCAGATTGGTTATAAGATTCCTGACGGGCGTTTCTTTTATCCGCAAACCGAAAATATACCACTCGACAAGCGTTTAGAAATGGACATTCAACTGGCAGGCATTATAGATGTAAGTCAAGAATACTTCTATGAAAAATACGGCATTGAAAGACCTGAAGCTGGTCAAGTGCCTGTAAAAATAAATGGTGCTGCACCTGCGCTAATTCCTGAAGCTGAGCCAGCACCTGGACAGAAAAAAAAAAGCCCTAAAATAGAAGCCGCCTTAACTCCTGAAGCTCCGCATTGCTGCTTATACGAGTACATCACTAAATCATTCGTGGCCATTCAAGCTTCAGCGCATGAGCTTTCACCTGAAGAAGAATTATTCCTACGAGCTATTTATGATCAGCAGCTTGGTGAATACGATCCAAGCCTCTACCAAAATACCATTGATAAACTGCGTCAAGGCATCGCTAAGGGCTTGCCGTTAAACACCGCTTACAATACTCCAGATCATTTAGCTGAGACGATGATGGAAGCCAACGTAAACCGCTTTGGGTTTGATAAGACTCTGGCGCAAATTTATCAGCTCAACCAAGCATTGGACTTAAATGAAACTTACGAGCAGTTTAAAGCCAAAGCAAGGGGTATTTTGGAGGTATTTGACAGCCACTTAGAAACTGAATATAACTTTGCAGTGGCCACTGCCCAAAACGCAGCCAATTGGAATCGCCAGAAAGCGCAGAAAAGCCTATTTCCTTATCTGAAGTATCAAACGGCAGGCGACAATAGGGTGCGCCCAGAACACGCCGCCATTGATGGTAAAATATATAGTATAGATGAACCAATAGTACAGCGCATTTACCCGCCCAATGGGTTTGGATGTCGCTGTGAAATGATTCAACTCAGAGCTGACGAGGTGAAGCCAGGACAAATAACAAGTGGTGAGCAAACCGTTGCCTTGCTTGGCGATCAGTGGGATAAGATGCTTCAAGGAGGCTTTGCCGTCAATAGGGGTGAGCTAAACCAAGTGTTTGATTTAAATAAGGGCTACATCAAACAACTGCCAAGCGGTAAAGCTAAACCTAACAACTTAACATACGAAGATGCGGGGCTGCCAACCTTTGACTCGCTGGCTAAAAAGAACAAATACCCCGCACTACCCAAAGCACCTATGTCCTTGGATGGGATAAAAGACGAGGTGGCACGCCTAAAGGACTACCCAACCCGTAATGGCAAGCCATTTATACAGACCGATTATGCTGGGAGGCAAATAGCATACCCAAGCAGTGTGATAGCGAAGCATCTGAAGGGTAAGTACATTTCAAATGACCAGGAGCGTCACTTAATCTACGGTAACATACATTCAGTAATAAGTCATCCTGACGAGGTGTGGTTCCAGTCATATAAAGCTGGATTCCAATATACCTACATCAAGTACTACAATGACGAGCCGATGGCCGTAATAGCAAGGTTTGCCGATGATCAGGAGACAGGTCAAGGCTTGCAAGTCATGACATGGTTTAAGTGCGAATTTCCGAAGCTAGAGAAAGATGTAAGAGTAGGAATGGTGATAAAAGCAAAAGGTTAAGCAGCCTGCCCATCCGAGCTACTGCGCTATCATTGCTTCATAATCGCACAGCTAAGACTACCTAACCTCCGTATAACAATGCAAATATAAGACAATGTCCAAACAATTCCCTCACCCATTTGGCGATATAGCCAAAAAGTATCGCAAATTTAGACAGGAGCTAACGACAGTTGTGAGCGTGATGGCCGCGAACACTTTCAAAGAAAACTTTAGAGAGGGTGGCTACGAGGGCGATGCGGGCGGGCGCATTAAATGGGCTAAGCGCAAGGGTGATGGTGGAAGCTCGCGAGGTGTACTGGTAAAGTCAGGCAGGCTTAAACGGTCACTACGCCCAGCAGCCAACCAAAACGAGGCAAGGGTGGTAACCAATGTGCCTTATGCGCAAGCGCACAATGAGGGCTTTGAAGGCACAGTGCAAGTGAAGGCACACACACGTCACCGCTATTCTTCGCACACTGTGTCTGTAAGGCGCAAAGTATCCGCTGGCCGAAAGATTGCTTATCAAACAAAGGTGATAAAAATGCGCGATCACTTAAACAGCCTGCACAAAGCAGGTCGCGGAAAATCTAAAACAGCCCAGCGACTTCATAAACGCATCAAGGACACCATGCACAGAGCTAAGGGCTACGGACAAAAAACCGTCAAGCAAAAATCTGGGTCCATTCGTGTCAAACCGCATAGCCGTAAGGTGCGGTTAAAGGCGCGGCCATTTATGATTACCACAGCCCCACTATTAAACCGCATTGACACCTATGTGGGTGATACCTTAGATCGTATTTTTAACCAGTCAATAAACGAATAACATGATACTAACCACATTCTACACCGACATTTTGGAGCGGCTTCAGGCCAAAGTACCAGGACTAAAACATATTGATCTATGGAACTACCAATTAGACATGAAAGGTGAGCAAGATGATGAAGCTTTGCCGTTTCAATTACCTGCCGCTTTCGTGGCTTTTTCACCTATATCCTGGAAGTCTTCAGGTAGGTTTGTGCAGCGAGGTGACCTGTCCTTTAGCATAATAGTAGCTACCGAAAACATGGCCGAGGTGTCATCGCAAGAGACGGTGGAGGCTCGCAATCGTGGACTGGAGCATTTAAACATGCTTGACTTAGTGTTTCAAGCGCTACATGGCTACACCAAGGACAATTACTTTAGCTCTATCAAGCGCGCTGATAACGAGTTCGATCATGAATACACGAATTTATATAGTAATTCAATCGGGTTTAAAGCCACGCTTACCGATAATTCTGCGAAGCCTGTGCGGATCAATCTTCAGAATGTAGGGCAGAAAATTATACCAGATGTAATACCATAAAAAAAACCTCCGTGTGGAGGCTTTTAAAGCATCATTCAAAAATTATCAGTCGCATTTGTAAGTGATAATCTGGCGAAAGTTAAGTTTACCATCTTGATTGTATGATGATAATTCAACCGTATTTCCATTTACATCCACTTTTTCAAGCGTATATCCCCCTGTTTTCACCCTGTTTTGGTCATAGAATACTCCTTTTCTTTCTCCAGAAGGGGTACTTTCATATATAGTTATTAAAGTTAAACCGTTACCTTGATAGTTGATTACACTATCCAATACTTTATTGGTGTAAAATCGCTGGTATTTTCCAGTATAGGTACCCGTGCCATCGTAGGTTAGTATCTCTGTCTGCTTGCACACATTCGTTACCGTATTAGTCACTGTGTTGGTCACTGCGCCTTTTTTGGTGCATCCTACTAAGAATAAGACTATGATTATATATATTTTTTTCATTTAATTATAAGGTTACAATTCTTTCAATCGTTGAGGCGGCAAGGTAATATTTTGCAGCCAATTTTTCACAGATGTATTCATGCGTGTATTTTTGCACGTTGTACTCGCGCACTGATGACATGCCTCTATAGGCTTGTTTTATTTTATCATTTCTGAGCTGAAGCTTTTCTGTTCTGGTCATTGGTCATGCGGTTTTTTGGTGTAGGTAGTTATGGGTAGAGGTGAGTACATTTTGCGCATATATATCTTCAGGCAACGCAAAGATATAGCCGTACTCTATGGCGACCACCAAAGCCTGCGCGCAAGCAAAGCTGAGCGTCATTCTATATTGCTTTTGCGGCACTACCAAGCTGCGAGCTATCTTAATTTGAAGCTCACCCATCAAGCTCATTACCATTGATTTTATGCGGTCGCTTCCACGCTCAGGCATTTCAGCGAGGCCGTTGCTAATCAATATTTCAAGCTGCTGCGCTTGGCTTAGTGAGAGCTTAATGGCTATCTTCATTTTTTGCTTAAATAATGGTCTCTGATGCGTTCAATCTGAGTAACCAATGTAGGCAGCTCCTTTTCTGTGTAGGCATTTAAAGGCTTATTCAAATAGCCCTTTTTAGCCACTAATTTATATATAGCTGCCTTATCCGCTTTGCCGCCCTTAGTCATTTTCATATCGTAGCAAAATGAAAATATCTTTTTGCGCATCCTGTCTGATGGGCTATAAGCCTCTTTTGAAAGGGTATTTAAGTGATTGATGAGTTGCAAGGCTTCCAAAGACAAAAGCTCGCTTACATGTGTAGTTCTACCACCGCTCACCTGGGCGCACAGCTCTTCCTTCTGATCCTGTATTTTTAAGGAACTGATAATTGTTTGGATGATCTTTATCTGGGGCTTAGTTACCGTCATTAGTCAATTGAATTTCAGTATATGTTTCACCTTCGTCCTCACTTACAAATACACGTGTATTTGTAAGTATTTCAGCAGGTAATTCTTGTAAATAAGTGCCTTCATTGGTGTCTTGGTTTATTAATAAGTATTTCATCTTTATAGTTTGGTTTAAGCTTTAATAATTTTTACTGCGTAATGCTCCAGAGTCAGGGTGTCTCCAGCCACGGCTTTTTGGCCTTTAAAGTCAATAGTAATGGCGTTAGCAATATTCACAGTGCAGTTGCTAGGGTTGCCTGATGTGGATGTATAGCTAGAGTTAGCCAGCGATACACACCTTAGCAATACTGATGAAACAACTTTGAATATCACAATCTTTTGCAGGTACTGGTTGTTAGCTAGGCTATCATTTTGCACAGGGCCTACTGTTCCATTTATGTACAAGTTTGGTGATTTTGAATTGGCATTATTATTAGCACTCCATATATAGGTTACCTCTATGCTGTCGCCAACACTTAGCCTTCCTGCAGGTATTGTTATAGTTGCAAGAGTTTGGTTAGTTGTGACAGCTCCAACCGAAATGGCGGAAGCGTTTTGAGCTAGCACAGGGTTTCCTATAGGTGTGCCAGCAGGCCATGCGCCCACAGCTTTGGGACCATAAAATATCTTAGCGTCGGTGTCAATATAAAAATCTCCATTAGAGCCAAGGCCACTGCTAGGTGCGCCTGAGCCGTTTAGAATGGTTTTGCCATCTGCGCCCGCATTACCCTGAATGCCTTGCGCTCCAGTTGCTCCAGTGTTGCCAGTATCACCTTTGTCTCCCTTCAGTCCTTGAATGCCTTGCGCTCCAGTAGCTCCTGTGTTACCAGTATCACCTTTGAGTCCTTGAATGCCTTGCGCTCCAGTAGCTCCTGTGTTACCAGTATCACCTTTGAGTCCTTGAATGCCTTGCGCTCCAGTAGCTCCTGTGTTACCTTGCGCTCCAACCGCCAGCGCAGTTACCACCTCCACCTGTTCAGCCGTTCTAGCTACCACTTTATTTTTCGGAGACGTGTGTACTACTATCATGAGTGTGTTCCTTTCTTTACTTCAAATACCTCAGCCTCTTGGCTATCAAGCCTGCCTGCGTTAAAGTCAGCATCTGTTATTATCATATCAATTTGCAGGCGCAGCATACCTGTGCTGAAGGTGGAAGTTTGCTGGCGGGTGAGCAATATTTGCGCCTGATGTGCATTATCACCTATGGTTATATCATCAAAACCCGCCAATGGTTCTTTGCTGTACTTTGCTACCACTATTCTGTTTATGGTAGCAATCACTTTCATATCATCCAAGTCGGCATAATTCAGCACATTGCCATCGGCATCAGCTAGGTCTAGTTTCAGGGTTTTATCTTCCCCAGTAAATAATATTTGCATGTTGTTTAAATTGGGTTTAAATAGTTGTTAAAATTCATTTTCCCATCTGCGTTGTGCGAGGTAGGTTTCAGGGTAGGCTTTCTCTACGCTTCGCCCCATGAGCCATTTATTGTAAGCATCTACGCCAGCCATTGCTAGTTGCTTTAACTCATCAGGCATACACTTCCACAATACTTCAGCGCGAGTCTTCTTGCCCACTTTATAGTTGTATTTTTTCCAGAATGCTTCAAAGCTCAAATCTTGCGCAACTGGGTATATGTTGTTTTTGCCTTTAGCCAGCAGTTTTAAAGCTTCTTCGTTTAGCGGAATTAAGCTTAACGCATGTGCTAAACCATGCACATCTAGGTTGGTCTCATTAGTTTGCTGATACATCACGCCCTTTTCATAGGTCACAATGAAACGCCCTTGTGTATGTTTTAGCTCTATTACATAAGTAGTTTTCATGCTCGCTGAGGTTGATTAAACAGGTCATTTGCTACACTTACATTGGTGGGCTTATCCCAAATAACAAAGGGCAAATTGCCGCCAAACCTGCTTCTTGGGTAGGCGCGAAAACCCTTTACATGTACTTTAATATCGCACATATATTCGATAGCCTTGGCATATTGTCCGCGTGGCTTTTGAGCCAGCTCCCAGCAAATAATTACAAAGCTTTTGCGAGGGAAAAGCTCTATCAGTTTTTTGAATTGCTGGTCAGTAAGGTTTAAATAGTCTCGGCTGTCAATGAACACAACTTTAGGGCTATTTTTACCCTTCAGCCTAGCTATCATTTCATCAAAGCTTTCTTTGTCGCCAAACATTACGCGGCCACTTACCTCATGCATTTCGTTCCTGATAAGCGCATCTTGTAGGCTTTTACTTATGCCTTGCTCAAAGCTATTGAAGTACACTTTGCAGTGTTTAGCCATCATCTTAGCCATCTGTATGCAAAACTCTGTTTTTCCATTACCAGGATGTCCGTAAACGATCATCCTAAAATTCTTTTCAGGCACTCCAAGGGTTTGCTTCCAATTTCCCTCCAGTGGGTAATAGTCAAACCGCTTGTTTAAGAAGTCGGTGATTCCAATTGATCTGCTCATGTTATGTTTATATATATATTAAAAAAGTTGTGATTGGTTTATTAATGGCTTGGCTAGAGCCTCAATATATGCATCAAATTGCTTTTCAGCTTTCTTAGAATCTTCCAAAAGCTTCAGCCTGTCAAAGTTGTCGTTGTTTCTATTCCTAAAATAGGTTATTTGCGCTTGGCGCATTGCCTTCGCATACTTCATCAGGTTGTCAAGCTCTTGCTTGGCTTGGTTAATGGCCGCAAGCTCTCGCTGGCTATCTTCTGCTTCGCAAAATGACAAAAACACCTGACCATCTTCGTGCTTTGTCAACCACAGCTCCTGCGCTGGCTGATTGCGAAAGCCAAATGGAATGTCTATAGCGAGCTTTAGTAAGATGTTTTCAAGCTCACCAACGGTAGTAGGCGGAGGGTATTTTTTGCTTTTTACGGTCGGCATTTTTTATATACTATTTAGTTTCATTACCATATCAACCGTAGCTGATATTTCATATCCTTCGTGAAAGCTGGTTTCGCTGCCTAATACCAGTTCATATAGCACTGTGTGCGGCTTCACCAATACGCCCGTCAACATGCGAGGTAGCTGGTCACGGTCGGTTTTCAGATACACGATGGTGAGTAGATTAAACTCTATTTCTCTGGTTATTTCCATGTATGTTATTTGTATTTTATAGTTGCTATCAGCCTGATAGAACCCCCTTTACCTACAATATCTATTCTGTGCAGCTCAAAGCTTTGTCTGTCATTAGCCCATATTGTTTTGAAATGCTCATGTGGTTGCAGTTGGCCATTCTTTTTAATGCTTTTTAAATAAAAGAGCAATGCCCGCTCTGCTTCCTCTAAATCTTCACAATGGTAGTTACGTATCTGGCCTGCCCATAGAGCTGCCTTAGCATCATAGCCAGTATGATTTTTGTTTTCTATATCTACTAGAATTGTTCTTTTATTCATTGTATATGTTTCTTAAAATAAAGGAGCGGCGGTTAAACCGCTCCAATTTATTGCCCGCTACTAATGCTTTGGTGCGAACCTCGCTGGGCATTGGTTACTAATAGAGAGCCGCTCCTTGCGCATCACGCGCATGGCAACTTTCGTTGTGTCTCGTGGGTAGGGCGGGACTCGAACCCGCAACTGGATCAGCACTGGCATATAGCTGATGATTTCTCTTTACTGGAACTCCGCCTGTACAAGCGGCTAACATCTTTCCTGTAACCCCTCTGCCAGGGGCCTGCGTTTACCAATTTTTCGCCACCTACCCATATTGCCCTCGTTTCGCGGGCAGCGTATCGCGATCAGTCATTCATCGTTTAGCTGTGCTTGCATTGATGTTGCTCCCTGTGGCCGAATCGAACGGCCACCTTGAACCATTAGGGAAATGTGGTCTTACATTTTTGGGGGTATTTTTGATTTTAAAAGCATGTAAGCCAACAGGCCATTCAGAGTGCAAGGCTCTAGGTCAAAAGTCATAAAAACGGTTTTGGCCGCATCGGAGGCTATGGCTTTTATTAAGCCAACTGCTGCCATTTTGTGAGTGAATTGAATGGTTTTCTGTTTGCCATATTCTCTCAATTCTAAGGCTTCGGCTTCGTCAATAAAGCTCACATACCATTCACCATTGTTAATGACTGAAACCTTGTCGCCATTGGTGATAGATAACTGATTCATCGCAGCACGGTTAAATCGCCATGTGCCGTTTCTGCTGACAGACACAATGGGTTCTTTTAGGTTCTTTTGGATGTGTGCTCCTTGGTTTTTTTTGTTGTAAATTTCCATGTTTATGTTATGTTATTTAAAAGTTAGAGACTTGCGAAATCAAGTTTTACGGCTTCATACTCACCGTTTTCCTTGCGCTTCCATACCTGCACATATCTTTTAGTGCTATTGGTGGTCATTGACTGCTTTATGAGCTCCATAGCTTCCTTCCACGTTTCGTGGGTAATATTGAGTTGAAATAAGCCAATGATTTGCTTGGTGTCCAGTCGGCCTTTGCTGGTTTTAAAAGCTCTGTTCACCAGTAACTGAAGGTCAGTATTAGCGCCTTGCATTATCTTCTCAAGGTACTCCTGAATCTTAGCCTGAGCTACTTCAATCTTATCGTTGAAATGTATTGTCTCGGCCACGGTAATTACCACCTTTATAGCCTTGTCAATTGTCTGAATGCTATAGCCGCCTTTACTATTAACGCGAACGGTTACATTATTGTCAGCAAGCATACGCTCATGAAAAGCGTCGCAAATGCTAAACATTTCATCCTTTAATGACTTTAAACGGGTACTCAAGTCTTCAGCTTTTGTGCAAAGCTTCTGAGCCGCAGCATGCTTTTCCTTGTCAATTTTGTGGATGTAGTTTGCTGGTATTTCGTTGCCGTTGTGGTCTGTAAATACCTTTACTTTTTTCTGGTTTTTTTCTGTTGATTTCATTGCTTTTTTTGCGTTTTATTTTAGTTTTAAATTGAGTTCAATTATTTGATTTTGATAAGCTTCGTCCAATTTTCTTAATCCTTCGTGCGATGGGTGATCAGGTGGCATACTTTCAAACCTACTATGGAATTTCACGTAGCGTTTATAAAGGCTAGTTAACCGTTGCTTCAACTCTATCGGATTCGGGCGTGGTGGCGTTTTCTGAGTTCTGAATAGATTCATCATTTTGTTGTTGTTTGTTTATGAGTTTTTTATATTCGTCAGTACAGTTTTCATATTTTCCCTTAAATGTTTTATCCGTTTCATATAGGTCTTGAAAGGTGTAAATAGCCGCACTGTAAACAGTGCTATGGTCTCTGTTACTGAAATATGATCCAATAGCTCTGTAAGATAAATGTGGGTAGTAGTTATCATATATAATTCGCATGGCTATATATCTACACTCCACATGTTCATGCTTGCGGCTCTTGCTTTTTATATCATCTGGATGCTCATCAAGGACAATGCCTACTAGATTTATTATTTCATTCACCTTGTCATCAAGCTTGCTTGTGTTACTAGCTAACATCTCATCCATTAATTCGGAAATCTTTGGCCTGAAACGTATTTCTAATTTTACAAGGGCTCCCATCATCCTACCCACCTCATTTTCAGCATCAGCAATAAAGTTGCTGACATCGGTCATCGTGTAACCACTAAGCATGAATAGCCTCCTTTCCTATCATATTATTATAGCCTCTGGTAAGTACTATTTTGGGAAGTATGCCCTTCACTGAAGGATATTTGTGCAAGCTCATCCACTCATCTATGTCAGGAGCGGCAGCACAGGTCATGTAGTAATCATTAGTATTATGCATTTGGCTATTCCACCACGCCCAAAACTCTGTGGTTTCAAGTATGCTTTGTATCAGTAGGCTATTATGCGAGCCTACATAAGCTTCCAACCATTCGCAGCCTAGTGCAAATACAAGCTCTGAGTATTTATCGGGGCTTATGCCCAAAAGTTTAGTGATCATCATTTCTTTAGCCCTTTTCTTCCTTTAGTGGTAGCCACTGATATTACGAACAGCAATACCAGATAAATTGAAACATACACGATGGCCTCTATTTGGGAATTATTCACTTGCTGCCTCCTTTCTTAGATTGGTGTACTCTTCGTAAAATTTGGTGGCCGCATATGATGGTGACCATATATTGGTCATACGGCCATCAAATAGGTCAAACATTAAATCATCCCACATGCCCATGTTTCCGCATCTAAAAGCATCGTGTTCAGCATGGAGCATCTTTAGGTCAAACTCCTTTACTTCTTTGATCTCGTCTATGCCTATATTAAAGTGCGTGTAAATGGACTGCGTAAATCGCATTTCAATATCTTTATAGCTGCGACCTAGTATGTATTTTAACGGGCTAATTACATCCCCCAGGTACGCCTCAGAAGCATCGTGCATCAATGCCGCCATCTTCAGCTCTTGTGGAGCCAGTCGGCTCACCATCACACTATGCTGAGCTACGCTGTAAAACTTTTCTATTTGGCCACCCCATCTGCACACATTGCTTAGCCCAATAGTTATGTCCATTATACTTATATCAGTTGGCTTTACGTTATTTATATCTATTTCTACACCAGACACTGTGTTAAATTTACCAAGGGTAAAGTGGTCAGGAGGTATAAAAGCTGGTTGTGTTTTCATTATGCGGCCCTCCTTTTTTCTAAGTTGATGCGTAAGCGGCGCAAGCCTTCGTTGGCAGCAAGCAGTTTTTCAGCTTCAGCATTATCAATGCCGATACTATTAGCTGCAATTATTGCTGAAGCTTGCGATTTGTTAAAGTTTACCAGGGCGTGTACATCGCCTGCTGGGGTAATGCTTTGAAAACGGTCTCCAAAGCGGTCAAATATTTCAGTATAGCCCACCTTTTTGCCCTTAATGTTGCGCTCTATCTTCGCTCTAAGGCCATCGGCACCCATCATATAAAACCCGCAAGCCAAGCGACCTTCAAATTCAAGCTGATTATACAATGCCTTTAACTCCAAGAAGGCAGTATATTCAAGGTCGCCAGCCTCGTCTAGGATGATGAGTGGGCGTTTGCTACTTTTAAGGTAGCTCACAAGGTCAGCAAGGGTTTGCTTCCATGTTTGCGCCTGAGCTACTCCAAACTCCTTGGCCAATGCACGTACAAAGTCAATTTTGTGCTTGGTTACGCTACAATCAATGTAGGCTACGTTGGCATGAGTGCGGCTAAACTCTCTGGCTGTATATGTTTTGCCTATCCCTGCTTTATCGCAAAATATGCTGGCAAGGCTCTTGTTTTTAGCAAGCTCCAGTTGGTTAGTTATATACTGGTAGGTTGGCGTTTTGGCCGTAATCCAGTCGCTATTTTCAGGCATTTGAAAGCGCACCAAGCGAGCTATCTCTTGCCATTTAGTGTTAGCAGTTTTGTCATACTTACCTTTGGCCAGTTGGCTGTACGCTGCTGGGCTTATGCCTAAGTAGGTGGCATGTTTGCTGGCGCTGTCAAAGCGACCACGGTCGGCTTCCACTGCCTTCCAAATTTGTTGTTTTAATTCGTGATTCATTGTTTATGTTATGTTTAAAAATCTTCCAGTGCTTTTTTTGCCCAGTCTATAGGCTCATTGTCTCTTGTCTCTATCGGTACTACATTCTTTATCTTCTGTATGGCTTTCTTATGCTGCCCATCGGGGGCTATGATCATTTTTAAGCGAGGGTCTTTCGCTGCGGGTAGCAAGCGTTCCGTGGCGGCGTACACCTCTTCCAAAAATTCGGTAGCGGTTTCGGTTTGTTGTGCTTTCAATACTTTTATGGCTTGCAAGTGCGCGCCATCGCCATCCTTTCTGTCCATAATGGCCATGCTTGGCTTATACACCTCTGGTAGCAGGTAGCGCAGCCCTCTATCTTCACATACAGCCAGCACACTACTCATGTTATCTGTATCGTATATCACCTTCCAGTCCACCCATGTAAGTGATTTAAAGGCCACATCAAGCAAGTCATAGCTGTACCGCACCGTGTCCTTTTCAAAATGAAGGCCGCTCGGAGTCAATTTATTGGTGTCAGGCTTAGTAGTCCCAAAGTTTAACAGGTACTGTTCTCTGGTTATCTCTATCATGCGGCCACTGTCCACCAGTGCGCCAAAGCTCTCAAGCCACTCTTGCTCCCTTTCAGCCCTATGATGCTCCACTATTTGCACTATTTGCTCGTAGCCTTGCTCCACAGTTGGCAGTAAGTGCTTGTGCTTCATTATCCAGTCCATATTAGGCTGGTTTTCTTTGCGGCTGTCTATGTTATGTCCACTCCAGTTAGGTTGTAAGCGGAAGTATTGATCATTAAGCCTTCGCCAAAAGCTTTCCACAGGTTTAGCCTTACTGTTACCAACTTGTGCAGGTGTGTAGTATTTTACCACATTCTCAAACCAAGGCTTCAATGTAGCATGGCCAAAATGGTCACTTTGTACTTGGTTTAAAAGGTAATACTTGCCTGTAAGTTTATATATAGTGTCCACAGCATTCTTTACCGCCCTCTGTATGGTCGCTATATTCTCCACGCCCACTGCGTAGCCCATAATGAAGTCGTTGAATGGATCAACCAGAGCCACCAAGTCTAGGCGGCGGTGGTAGTCAGTCTTCTTTTTATTGTCTTTGTTGTAGTGAGTGTCTTGAAATAGTAATTCCACAGTCCACCCGTCAATACTGGCCATCATGCCTGCCTGCGTAGGCTTGCTTCGCATCACTTGTGCAATGGTATGATGGGTAAATTCCTTTTCACCCCTACGTGCGCCAGCTATAAGGCTGGTGTGCTTGCGTCTGTACCTTCCTACTGTCCTATCACTTATGGTTACATCTGCACCTATTTCACGCATAGCAGCGTTAAATAGCTTGCTCACCATCACATCATCTAGGTTCCTATGGTCGCTCACTAGGCGCATCAGCAGTTTCATTTGCTCATCGCTCAGCTTGCTGGCGTTCTGGTTGCTGGCGCGGCCATCTATTAGGCAGGCGTAGTTGCGGGTATTGTATTCACGCAGCTTAGCCATCAGCCGCTCATAATTTGTAGGCAGCTTCACACCATTACTGCTAAAGCCCTGTATAAATCCTTTCCATCTATCCGAGGTAAGGCTTTTGCGCACCGCGCGGTCTATCGTTTCATCTTTGTCAGCTAGGCGGGTGGCTAGGTTCATCCATCTGGCTTGCTGGTATGCCTTATTAGCCGCATCAGGGTGTATTGTGTTGCCATCAGCCAAGCGCACAGTGGTATAGTAAAGGTGTGCCGCTGTATCTGGCTCTAGTAGTTGTTTGATGGCTTGGGTGCGGCAGTATCCATAGGGGTCATTATTGGTAAGCTTCTGCAATGGTGCCTTATATCGTTCAGGCAAGCTCTCATACACTATTTCAGCTTTGCGGCCATTGCCACCCACGGTGGTGCATTCAATCTGGTTACGAGCGCGTCCATGTTCATATATTTTATATGACAACCCAGCAGCTTGCCAGTCATCTACTGTTAGTACTAGGGTATTTTGCTCGTTTATTCTCATGGCGTAGCTATTTAAGCGGTGTGGCGCAGGGGTGAAAATTGTGCTTTTAAAGCATTTCTCATGCTTACTAACATCTCAGCGGCTTCTAAAATGGTGGGGTTATTTCTATCGCCACTCAATACTTGCTTCACCATACTGTCGCTATAGCCTGTTATCTCAGCTATTGCAGGTATATCACCATGCCGTAGTTCCAATTCCTTTTTTTCGCTCATATTTGTGACTTGTTTACGGCACAAACTTACAAACAAGTATGAATAATACAAACAAGTATGAAAACTATTTCACAAAGAATTGATTATCTGATAGAAAGATTAAACTTCGCTAATGCAAACGAGTTTGCAAAAGCACTTAAATATAACTCTCCAGAGAAAATATACCGAATTTTAAGAAGGCCAGAGGCGGCGCCATCAGCTGAAATACTATCAGATATTTCAAACAGGTTTGATAATGTTAATATGAATTGGCTACTAACAGGAAAAGGTGAACCTTTTTTGGGTGCCCAACTGGGTGCCCAACTGGGTGCCCAAAATAAAAATGAGGTTAATTTGTCCGCCCAAAATAAAAAGCAAGAGGGCAAGCTCCCATCGTTGGTGCCTCCATCCTCTCCCATTATTACCATTGAAAGTACTGCAAATACAGGCGCAGTGGTGTTAATGATAGACCATAAGGCTGCTGCTGGCTGGCCTACGCAGGTCTCAAGCCAAGAGTGGCATCAGTCTTTGCCTCAGTTTCAGTTGCCCATTTTTCAAAGTGGTGAGTTTGTGTTTCTACAAGTGTCGGGAGATAGTATGCAAACTACCATCTACCACGGTGACTGGCTGCTAATACGTAGGCTCATGAGCTTTGACGAAATAAGGGAAGGCTACATACACGTGGTACTTTTAAATGAGGGTGCAGTAGTTAAACGCGTTTTAAACCGCATTGAAAAGCGCGGTATGCTTAGTTTAAAGAGTGACAATGAAGCCTATGCCACCTATGAGGTAAATGCATCTGAAGTTATAAGTATATGGGAAGTTAAAATGAAAATGAGTGCTATATTACCATCGCCTAGCAACGCCATTCACCGTGAAATAAAGCAATTGCGCGATGATGTAGATGAATTATATCGTCAATTACTCCTAAAACAAATTAAGTAA